CTGGGAGAGCAAGTCTTAATTACTTTTAGGAGGCACCGCACATGAGTGAATTTATTCCGTTCCCCCAGCGGGAATACAACATAATTTATGCTGATCCGCCGTGGAGGTACGCAGACAAGGGATGCAACGGCAACGCCGCCGAGCATTACCCCACAATGTCATTTTCAGAGATGCGCCGCCTCCCCGTTAATAGTATCGCCGCCAAGGACTGTGTTTTATTCATGTGGGCCACCTACCCCATGATGCGTGAGGCGCTGTTCCTGATTGACGCATGGGGCTTTACCTATAAAAGCATCGCTTTTCAGTGGGTGAAGCAGAACCGCAGCGGAAACGGCTTTTTCTTTGTGCTGGGTAGGTGGACGAGAGGCAACACAGAGCCGTGCCTGATCGCCACCAAAGGCAAGCCGCAGCGCGTTTCAAATTCGGTGAGCCAGCTGGTGGTATCACCCCTCCGGGAACACAGCCGCAAGCCCGCAGAAGTGCGGGATCGCATTGTTGAGTTACTGGGGGGGGATGTCCCCAAAATAGAGCTTTTTGCCCGCGAAACGGCGCCCGGCTGGGACTGCTGGGGCAACGAAGTGCCAATTTTAACAGGAGGAGGGATCGCGCATGATCAACGACCGTAAAATATTGATCTCCGTGGGCAGCCACCGGCGCAGCGTCAGCTGGCAGCCGCAAACCCTCCTGCTTTCCGAACTTTATGAAAAAATGCGCATTCCTGCGCGCAGCACGGAAACCATGCAGGAATACCTGAACCTCAAGAAAGCCGATCAGGATGACCTCAAAGACGTGGGCGGTTATGTCGCCGGGAGCCTGCTTGGAACGCGCCGTAAATCCAACGCAGTGACCGGCAGGGACTTGCTGACCCTTGACCTTGACAACATACCCCCCGGAGGCACTGAGGATGTTCTGCGGCGCGTGGAGGGGCTTGGATGCGGTTACTGTGTATACAGCACCCGCAAGCATTCCCCAGCAGCCCCCCGGCTGCGTGTCCTCCTCCCCCTTGACCGCACGGCGACCGCTGACGAATACGAGCCGCTGGCGCGAAAAATGGCCGAGATCATCGGTATGGAGTTTGCCGACCCCACTACTTTTGAAGTCCACCGCCTCATGTACTGGCCCAGCTGCTGTGCCGATGGCGAGTACATATACACTTACACCGACAAGCCCATGCTGTCCGCTGACGGTCTGCTGGCGCAGTATGCGGACTGGCGGGACATCACCGCATGGCCTCGTCATGTGGGCGAAACGAACCACACAAAACTGGCAATGCGGCAGGGCGATCCACTGGCTAAAAACGGCGTTGTGGGTGCGTTCTGCCGCACCTATGACATTCTGGGGGCTATGTCGGCATTTTTGCCGGGGATATATGAGCCGGTGGACAACATGCCCGGCCGGTATACCTATCTGGGCGGCAGCACCACAGGCGGCGCTGTTCTGTATGACGAGGGTAAATTCCTTTACTCCCACCATGCCACTGACCCATGCAGCGGCAGGCTGGTTAATGCCTTTGACCTCGTGCGCCTGCATAAGTTTGAGGGGCTGGACGATGAAGCCACCCCCGGCGCACCCGGCAACCGCCTGCCCTCCTACAATGCCATGTGCGAGCTGGCCGTGGCCGATCCCGCCGTGGCCGCACTCATGGCGCAGGAGCGCATGGAGGCAGCCGCCCGCGACTTTGCCGGAGATGCTGATGACAGCCCCATCCCTGCGGACGCAGGCGAATGGGTAAAACATCTGACCATTAACAAACAAACCGGGCAGATCAAGGCCACCATTGATAACGTATGGTTGATCCTTGAAAATGATCCCAACCTCAAGGGCAAGTTTGCCCTCAACGAATTTGCCGGGCGCGGCGAAGTCATGGGTGCGCTGCCGTGGGAAAAATCCGACACGCGCCGCCTGTGGGATGACAATGACAATCAGGGGCTGTATTGGTATCTGGAGAAATACTACCAGCTTACCGGCAACGGCAAAATAGATGGCGCGCTGTCCTTGCACAGCGCAAAACACAGATTTAACGATGTGCGGGACTACTTAAACGGTCTTGTATGGGACGGTGTACCCCGGCTAGACACCCTTTTTATAGAATATCTGGGGGCCACTGATGACCTCTACACCCGCACAGTGACGCGCAAGGCCTTTACCGCCGCCGTGGCCCGCGCCATGACACCCGGCTGCAAATATGACACGATGGTGATCCTGTCCGGGCCGCAAGGCATCGGCAAGTCCACCCTGCTGGACAAGATGAGCCGGGGCTGGTTCAATGATTCAATCCGCACTTTTGAGGGCAAAGAGGCATCCGAGCTTTTGCAGGGTGTGTGGATTGTGGAAGTTGGAGAACTGGACGCTTTCCGGCGCACGGACGTTGCCCGCATAAAGCAGTTTCTCAGCCTGCGGGCTGACCGTTTCCGGGCCGCCTATGGCCGCCATGTTAAGGAGCTGCCGCGTTGCTGCGTCTTTTTCGGTACCACTAACAGCTCTGAATATCTGCAAGACAGAACAGGAAACCGCCGCTTTTGGCCGGTTGATGTCGGCGTGACAGCACACCGCAAAAAAGTGTGGACTGACCTTGATGGCGAGGTGGATCAACTGTGGGCCGAGGCCGTTATGCGCTGGCGCATGGGCGAGGCTTTGTATCTTGAGGGCGCGTTGGAGAACACCGCCAAAGCCGTACAGGAAAACCACAGAGAAGTTAGCTCCCGTGAGGGTATCGTGCTGGACTTTATAGAGCGGCCGGTGCCGGAGGACTGGAACAGCTGGGGGCTGGACAAGCGCAAAATGTTTTGGGCGGGCAGCTTTGTGGAAACTAACAGCATTACCCTTGTGCCTCGTGATCGTGTATGCGCGCTTGAGGTGTGGTGTGAAGCGCTGGACGGCAGGCAAAAAGACATGAGCTATTCAGACGCTGTGGAAATCAACGGCATACTGGAGGCTGCGGAGGGCTGGGTGCGATCAAAGAACGGCATCCGCTGCGGCTACTGTGGTTTGCAGAAAGGATTTTTACGGAAATAGGCTGTTACTTTGGGGGTGTTACTTTGCCTGTTACTTTTAAAAATGGCCGATGAAAGTAACAGGCAGCCGTTACTTTGTTACTTTGGGTGTTACTTTCAAAGTAACGGCTGAAACCCTTGTAAATAGTGGCTTTGAGGGCTGCTGTTACTTTGTTACTTTCATTTCTATTAAATATAAAAATAGAAGAAATAGAGAGTATAACGTAACGCATCCGCTCTAATACGCCTGATCCGCGTGATTGTACGCGCGTGAAAGTAACGAAGTAACAAAGGAGGTTATACCGTGCGCGAAAGCCAAATAGAAGCCCGCCTTGTGCAAGGGGTGAAAGCAAGAGGCGGCATGTGCATGAAATTTATAAGCCCCGGACTGCCGGGCGTTCCAGACAGGATTGTTATAACCCCCACCGGGCGCATTTGCTTTGTGGAATTGAAAACGGAAATCGGCCGGTTGGCGAATATCCAGAAATGGGTGATAGCAGAAATGCAGAAGCGCGGCGCTGATGTGAGGGTGATAAAAGGCGCAGATGCAGTGAAACGATTTTTGGAGGAGGTGTTACCGAATGGGTAGACCGAGGGAGGGATCGCCCGAATTTTGCACCCGATGCGGCGTGGAATTATACCGGCCCCCGAGCCAGCGGAAACGCGGCAGACCGTTTTGCAGTAGGCAGTGCCACATGGCAACGCTGAATGAGGAGTTAAACCCCACGCGTATGACTCCGGCAGTGAAAGCCAAATTGCGGGAGGCGAAGTTGGACACTGGAGAGGGGAAAACGTACCCTAAATTTCACGGGCGCAACGAGCACAGAACAGTTGCTGAGTGGATTTTAGGCCGTCCGCTAAAACCCGGTGAAGTTGTGCATCACATTGACGGAGATAAGCGGAACAACGAGCCTAAAAATTTAATGGTCTTTTCATCACAGGCAGAGCATGCTGCATGGCATAAAGAGCATGACAAAGGAGGTGATGCCAAATGAGGTATATTCCGTATCATTACCAGCAGTATTGCACTAATCGCATTATCAGCGATGCCGCTTTGGGGCTGTTTTTAGATATGGGCCTCGGCTGACAAAACGGTGATCACCCTAACTGCCATCAATGAGCTGCGGTATAACCGCTGGGCAGTGCAACGTGTCCTGATCATAGCCCCCAAAAAAGTGGCTGAGGGGACGTGGAGCAAAGAGGCCCAGAAATGGGATCACCTCCGGCACCTGCGTGTGTCGTTGGTTTGCGGCAGCCAGCAGCAGCGGCTACGGGCGCTGGCCACCCCTGCGGATGTGTATGTTATAAACCGGGACAATGTGGTGTGGCTGGTGAACTATTTCAAAAATGCGTGGCCCTTTGACATGGTGGTGTTGGACGAGTCCTCCAGCTTTAAGAACTGGCAGAGCAAACGATTTAAGGCAATGAAGCTTGTGCGCAGCCGGATCAACAGGCTGGTAGAGCTGACCGGCACCCCATCCAGCAATGGCTTGATTGACCTGTGGGCGCAAATATATTTGCTGGATGGCGGGGAGCGGCTGGGCAAGACCATAGGCCAATACCGTGAGCGGTTTTTTGACCCGGACAAGCGTAACCGCACCACCATTTTCAGCTATGCGCCCAAAGATGGCAGCATGGAATACATACAGCGGGCCATAGGCGACATTTGCATCAGCATGAAGTCCGAGGACTATTTGGACATGCCGGAGCGCATATATGACGAGGTGCCGGTGGTACTGGATTCTGCCGCCGCTAAAGCGTACAAACAGCTGGAGCGTGACCTGCTACTGGAGCTGGATGACGGCGTGATCACCGCGGGCACAGCCGGGGTACTGACAAATAAACTTCTCCAGCTGTGCAATGGGGCGGTATATGACGCGGAGCGGCAGGCCCTTGACATTCACCAGTGCAAAATTGAGGCATTTCTGGAAGTGCTGGAGCAGCTGCATGGGCAGCACGCTCTTGTGTTCTATAACTTCCAACATGACCGTGACCGACTGCTGAAAGCGTTGGAGCCGCTGGGCCTGCGTGTCCGGGTGTACCAGAATGCGGCTGATGAGGACGAGTGGAACGCCGGGCAGATCGATGTGCTGCTGGCACACCCCGCCAGCTGCGCATACGGACTGAACCTCCAGAACGGCGGGCATCACATAATCTGGTACGGCCTTACATGGAGCTTGGAGCAGTACGAGCAGGCAAACAAGCGGCTACACCGGCAGGGGCAAAAGCACCCGGTTGTTATTCACCACCTCATTGTGCAGGGTGGTATGGATGAGGACGTGATCGAGGCTTTGCGGAGCAAGGGCGACACCCAGAACGCCCTGATGGCGGCGCTGAAAGCGAGGATTCAAAAGGCAAAGGAGGGCGCAGCATGATTACCAGACAGCAGATTGAGCAGTATACCAGCCTAAAGCGGGAGATTGCTATGCTGGAAGATCAGATTTATGAGGCTGGGCGCGCCGGTGAATTTGCCACCGACATGGTAAAAGGCTCTATGCATGAGATTCCATACGCCATGCACAATGTTGTCATATCCGGCTACACCTCCCAGCACGTCCCCAAATTGCAGAAACGCAAAGCGGCACTGGAGGCGCAGTGTGCTGCGGTGGAAATGTTTGTGGAGGGCATCAGTGACAGTATTATGCGGCAGTTGTTCATACGGCGGTATATTGAGGGCCGGGGCATCGCCTACGCGGCGCAGTCTGTGGGGTACAGCGAACGACAGGCCCGCAGGCTTATGAATCGCTTTTTTGAAAAGATGTCCGGTGATGTCCGGTGATGTCCGTTGACGTCCGCTTTTTGGCCTGCTAAAATTATACTTGAGAAATAATGTAACCACCTCGCTGCGCGCGGGGTGGTTTTTCTATTGCCTGAAAAGAGAGGTGGTGATCGTGGCAGGCAAATTGAATGGGCGGCAACAGCTGTTTGTGCTGGAGTATTTGGTGGATCGAAACGCCGAGCAGGCGGCGATCCGTGCTGGGTACAGCCCTAAATATGCGCGGGGTAACGCTCACAAATTAGTTGCAAATAGTTGCATCGCTGCTGAAATTCAACGGCTGGGGCAGAAAACGGCGCAAAAGCTGGAGATCACCCGCGAAAGTGTCATGCAGGAGCTGGCGGTTGTCGGCTTTGCCCGTGCCACAGATTTTGTGCAGGTGGAAACTGAACCGGCAACCAAGTTGGGCATTCATCCGATCACCGGCGAGGTAATCAACGTGCCGGGCGGCTATTGTCAGACGGTGCGGATCACAAATACTGCCGATCTGCCAGAAGATAAGGCGGCGGCGCTGGCCAGCATCAAGCAAACGGCCAACGGCATCGAGGTTAAACTGCATGATAAACTCCGGGCATTGGAGCTGCTGGGCAAGGCATTGGGCCTGTTTGATAATAACCGCGACACCCCAACAGAAACCACCAATAACCTGTTTGAGGCCATATTGGAAAGCGCCGGGGAGGAGTTGAGTACGGATGATATACCAGAAATTGAGCAAGCGGCAGCTGCTGGCGCTGACGTGGTGGAGCCGCCCGGCATTCAAAAAACATGATGGCATAATCTGTGACGGCTCGGTGCGTTCCGGCAAAACCGTTTCCATGTCCGTGGGCTTTATCCTGTGGGCGATGGCGAGCTTTGACGGCGCCACATTCGGCATATGCGGCAAGACCATTGAAAGCCTGCGGCGTAACGTGATTGTGCAGCTCCCCACATGGCTGGAGGGCATTGTCACAATCCGGGAACGCCGCAATGAAAATAAGCTGGTGATTACGGCCTCTGGGCGCACCAATAGCTTTTACCTGTTCGGCGGCCGTGACGAAAGCAGCTATAAGCTAATTCAGGGCATCACGCTTGCCGGGGTACTTTTTGACGAGGTTGCTCTTATGCCCCGCTCTTTTGTGGAGCAGGCCATAGCGCGGTGCAGCGTGGACGGCAGTAAATTCTGGTTCAACTGCAACCCGGAGGGGCCGTCCCATTGGTTCTATCAGGAGTGGGTATTAAAGTCCCGTGACAAGAAAGTGCTGCACCTGCATTTCACAATGGCCGATAATCTCAGCTTGTCGGAGGACACCAAGCAGCGCTATGAGCGGCTTTACAGCGGTGTTTTTTATGACAGGTACATCCGGGGGCTGTGGGTAGTTGCCGAGGGCATTATTTACCGGCAGTTTTCGGAACACAAGAGCGATTATGTGAAGAAGCTGAACAAAGACATGCTGCGGGATGTTCAGTTTGTTTCAATCGGCATAGATTTTGGCGGCAGTCAGTCCCTCACCACCTTTGTGGCAACGGCGCTGCACAATGCTTTTCACAAAGTCACGGTTATTGCTGACCACCACATCAAGGCCCCCAAAGGGGAAATTGACGCGGATCGGCTGTGCCGCGAGTTTGTGGGCTTCATTCATCGGCTGCGCACCAAATACCCGTGGCTGTATATCAAATACGTTTGGGCAGACAACGAGGCCCAGTACCTGATCAACAGCTTGCGCAAAGCAGCGCGGGAGGCCGCGCTGGGCGTGGAAGTGCTGGACTGTAAAAAGCGCCAGATCAAAGATCGCATATTCGCCACCAGCACTCTGCTGAATACAAAGCGCCTGCTGCTGGGCGATGATTGCAAGCTGGTACAGGGCGGCTTGGAAAATGCCGTCTGGGACAGCAAAAAACCTGATGAACGGCTGGACAATTTCAGCACGGATATTGACATCCTCGATGCCTTTGAATATTCGTGGGAGCCGTTTATGTCAAAATTATGCCCTGATATGAAAGAGAGGTGATCCCATGGACATTCGGGCAGTTATCGGTGTTTTGAATAAAGAGCTGGGCGTCAATATGACGGCCGACTATTACAACCACATTGAGGAGTGGCGGCAGTGGTGGGCTGGCTATGTGAAGTCTTTTCACAAATTCAGCGAAACCACCGACACCGGCAAAAAGAAAGAGCGCACCCTGTACTCCATGAAAATGGCAAAGAAGATATGCGAGGACTGGGCAGCGTGTTTGCTGAATGAAAAAACCCAGATTGTCCTCAAGGACAAAGCCTCCTCGGAATTTCTGCAAGGCCCAGAGGAAGAACAATCCACTGGGGGGGTGTTCGGCGCTATCAGCTTTTGGGACGAGGCAAACAGCCTTGTGGAAAAAGCCTTTTACAGCGGCACCGGCGCATTTGTGATGAAGCTGGACGGCCTGCTGGCCGGGCAGGACGGCGCTGTGCTTACCTCGCCGGGGGCCAGCATTCGCATGGAATACTTGCCCGCTATGAACATTTTCCCCATTACTGTGCGATACCACCAGATCACAGAGGTTGCGTTCGCCTCGGAGAACACCGTGCGCGGCCAAAAGTATGTGTATCTGGAAATTCACACGCTGGAGAATGGGCTTTATGTCATCCAGAACCGATATTTCAAAAGCAACGGCGGCGCCCTCACCCCTGCGCCCCTGCCGGATGGCGTGGCCGAACGGATCAACACCGGCAGCCCTTACCCGTTTTTTGCTATTATTCACCCCAACATCGTAAACCCCTATGACAACAACATGGGGCTGGGGTGTTCGGTGTTTTCGCAGGCAGTGGACAATCTTAAGGGCGTTGACATTGCCTATAACAATTTTAACCGCGATCTGTGGCTGGGCGGCAAAAAGGTGTTTTACAACCGTGAGCTGACCAAGACCATCGGCACGGATGATGATGGCAAGCCCATTTATATTGCGCCGGATGACATGCTCCAGCAGCTTTTTGTGTCTGTGGGTGACGAATTCACCGATGACAAAAAACTGGTGCATGAATTCAACCCTGATCTGCGGGTGCAGGATAACCGGGATGCTGTGCAGGCTCAGCTTGATTACCTGTCATTCAAATGCGGCATGGGTACGCGGCATTATCAGTTTAACAGCAATATGCGCGCGGCGCAGGTGACGGCAACCCAATACACGGGCGAAAAGCAGGAATTAAAGCAAAACGCCGCCAAGCACGGCATTGTAATTGAACAGGCCCTCCAGAGTATTGTCCGGGCAATTTTGTGGGCGGGTAAAAACATTTTGGGGCAGCCGGTTAACCCGGAAACCGCCATTGTGGTGGTGTTCTCCGATGGCTATATCGTCAGCGATGACGAGAAAAAAGCCAATGACCGGCAGGACATTCTCAACGGCGTTATGCTCCCGGAAGAATATAGAGTTAAATGGTATGGCGAGTCAATAGAAACCGCGCGGGCGATGCTGTCAAAACGCTATGACAATACTATTTTCGGGGGTAAACAGTATGAGTAATTTCATTGATCTAACCGGGGCTGTGTTTGGACGCTTACTTGTTTTACAGTATGCCGGATACGAGAAAGGCGCTCAGTGGATGTGTGAATGCGAGTGTGGCAAACAAGTAAAGGTCAGAAGCGATCATTTAAGATACGGCAGAGTGCACTCTTGCGGGTGCTTCAAGAAAGAGGTCACTGGCAAACTGGCCGCCGAAAGAAAAAAGCACGGGATGTGGAATACGCGCCTTTACAGCATATGGCGTGGTATGAAGCAGAGATGCAGTCCCAGCGCATCCCCGGATAACATCGACAAATATTATCAAAAAGGCATACGCGTTTGTGCTACTTGGCGTGAGAGCTTTGAAGCGTTTAGAGATTGGGCACTCGCCAACGGGTACCGGGATGATCTTACCATTGACCGGCTGGACAGCGACAAGGATTATACACCGGACAACTGCCGCTGGGCAACTTACAGCGAACAGAATAAAAATAGGCGCCGAGGGAGGATGAATAAGCATGAAAATAAAAATCACAATCCCAATTAAGCTGAAAGGCGGGGAAACTGCGAATATCAGTTTTTATGCGGAGCTTGATGCCCCTGTGCTTTCAACCAAAATAGTGGAAATCAAAGAGCCAATTATTGAGGTGGTCTAATGCTTACTTTTCGCCAGCTGGATGACTTGCCGGACGCCGTTCTGGATATTATCACCGCCACTGAGCGGGAAATTATCAACGACATGGCTCGGCGCATTGCAAAAGTGGGCGCGGTGACGGACACGGCGCAGTGGCAGCTTTCACGCCTTGAGGCGGTGGGCGCTGAACGCGACTATATTCTACGCCAGCTCAACCGCGCGCTGGATATGTCGGAGCAGCAGCTGATCCGCCTGTTTGACGAGGCGGCAACGCGCACCCTCGCCACGGACGATGCCATATACCGCGCCGCTGGGTACAATCCCCTGCCGCTTTCCGACAACGCATATATGCAGCAGCTGATCCGCGCCGGGCTGACAAAGACCCTAACGGAGTACCGCAACCTCACGCTGACCACAGCGGCGACCGCTACGCAGCAATTTGAGAACGCGCTCGATCTTGCCTATCACAAAGTGACATCGGGCGGTTTTTCATACCAGCAAGCGATCCGGGACGGCATCCGAACATTGACCCGCAAAGGCATTGCAGCCATTCAATACCCTACCGGCTGGGTGGACTACTTGGATGTGGCTTTTCGCCGGGCCACATTAACGGGAGTAAACCAGACCGCCGCCGAGGTGCAGCTGCGCCGTATGGATGAAATGGGCGTTGACCTCGTGGAAACCACCGCGCACCATGGTGCCAGAACAGCGGCGGGGCCGGGGCCAGATAATCATGCGTGGTGGCAGGGGCGCTGGTTCTCGCGATCCCGCAAGTCCAGCAAATACCCGGACTTTTACGAGCAGACCGGGTACGGCACCGGGCCGGGGTTGTGCGGCTGGAATTGCCGACATTCGTTTTTCCCGGTGATCGAGGGGCTGTCTGATCGAGCGTACAGCATAGACCAGCTGCGGCAGCTCAACGCCCGCACCGTCACCTATGATGGCAAGGAAATGGACTTGTACGATGCTACCCAGCGCCAGCGTTACATTGAGCGGCAAATTCGCCGGTGGAAACGCGAAAGCAGCGCACTGGAGGCGGCCGGTGTGGATAACACCGCCGCAAAGGGCAAGGTGCGGGAATGGCAGGCGGTACAGCGTGATTTTATTGATCAAACCGGCTTGCGGCGTGACTACTTCCGGGAGCGCGCCGGAAAGCAATTCACTAAATAGGTTCAACTGGGACGCCTGCGGGCGTCCTTTTTGATACAAAATTCGCCGGGCGCGGCGTAAACCACGCAACCGCCACGGGGCGCGACCTCGATAACAAGCGTAGCGGATGAAAGGAGCAGGTATGGAACGTAAATTTCTGGAGGAGCTGGGGCTTGATAAAGAGGCTATTGACAAAATCATGGCCCAGCATGGCAAAGACATTGAAGCACACAAAAGTGCGGCAGAAAATGCCGCCAAAGACCGTGACACCTACAAGGGGCAGTTGGAGGAAGTATCTAAAAAGCTGAAAGCCTTTGATGGTGTGGACATTGAAGCTCTCCGGGGCGAGGTGGACACACTTAAAAAGGACATGGCCGCCAAAGAAGCGGAATTTCAGAGCCAGCTTGCTGACCGGGATTTTCAGGCATTGCTCACGGCTGGGATCGCGGAGGCAAAAGGCAAAAACCCCAAAGCGATCACGGCGCTGCTGGACATTGACGCAATCAAAGCCAGCAAAAACCAGAAAGAAGACATGGCGGCGGCGCTGAAAGCCCTTGCTGAGTCTGACGCCTACCTGTTCGGTGAGCCTGACAAGACCCCACCCGCAACCCCCGCAACCCCCGCAAAGGTGAACACCGGCGCGGAGCATAACGACAACAACATTGATAGCTCCGACCCCTTTGTGGCTGCGGCCATGAAAGGCGCGGGGCTTACAACTGGAAAGGAAGGATAAATTATGCCTAACTCTATTGATCTTGCAAAGAAATTTGTACCCATCATTGACGGTGTGTACAAGGCGGAGTCTGTCACCAACGGCATGGACGCCGCCACGCGCCCGGACTTTACCGGCGCAAACGAGGTAAAGGTTCTCAAAGTCAGCACCACCGGCTTGGGCGATTATAGCCGCGAAACCGGCTACCCCAAAGGCGATGTAACCGCTGCGTGGGAAACCCTCACCCTCACCGAGGAGCGCGGCAAGGAAATTTCCGTTGACCGTATGGACGATGAGGAAACCCTTGGCCTCACCTTTGGCACCGTAACTGGGGAATTCATGCGCCTGCACGTTATCCCCGAATTGGACGCATACCGCTTTGCGAAGTACGCCAGCGCTCCCGGTATCAGCAAGGCAACCCCTGCGGTGTTGACTAAAGAAAGCATTATTGCCGCCATTGATGAAGCGGTGCGCCAGCTGGATGCGGATGAGGTTCCGCAGGCTGGGCGCCGCCTGTACATCAACAGCGACCTCAAGCCTATTCTTAACTTGGCGCTGACGCGGCAGTGGGGCAGCGATGGCGCGGTCAATACCGTGCTGTCCGGCTACAACGACATGCCTATTACTTGGGTGCCGAAGTCCCGTTTCTATACGGCGATCACTCTCAACGATGGCTTCTCCAACTGGGGCTATGCGAAAGCCGCTCCCGTGTATACTGTAACCGCAGCTGAACCCGCGGACTGGGCCACGAAGTATAAGGATTATTACACGGTCAGCGATGGCGTGTACAGCAAGGTGACTGGCGAAACTGCACCGACTTGGCAGGCAAGCACCTATTACAAGAAAACGGCTGAGGGCGCGTCTGACATCAATTTCATGATCATCTACCCGCCCGCCGTCTTGCAGGTTGTCAAATTCAGCCTGCCTAAGATTTTCAGCCCCGATGTTAACCAGACCAAAGACGCTTGGAAATTCCAGTTTAGGGAATATCATGATGCTTTTGTCTACGAGAACAAGGCTAAGGGCCTGTATTCCCATTACAAGCCCGCAGGCTAAGGAGGTAACTGGATATGTTGATCCAAAAAGGCGGGATAACCCGTAACATTGATAAAACGCGCCTCCACGAGTACACGGCTAAAGGCTATGCCCCTTGTGCCGTGGAGGAAACACCCATCGAGCCGGTGCCTAGCACGGATACCGGCCCCAAAAAACAGCCCAAAAAGCCCACGGCAAAGGAGTGATCACGATGTCCACCTTTACGGACTACACATTTTACAAGGATCACGGCGGCAAGCTGACGGAAACCGCATATACCGCATCGGTGTACGATGCCCACGCTGAAATCCTCTCGCAGACCAACGGTGCAGCGCTGACTGCCCCGGAGAATATGCGGGACGCTGTAAAGCTGTGCGAGTGCGCGTTGGTGGACGTTGTGGCAGGCTACAAGGACACCGCCGCCGTTCTCCCCAAAGGCATCGGCAGTATAAGCAATGATGGCTATACAGTGTCGGTGGGGGCGGGCGGCGGCGTATCCATACTCAAGGCAGAGGCACAGGAGCGCGCAGCAGTTTGCGCCCGGTATCTACAGTGGCCGGTCAATCTCATGTGCAGGTGGTTGTGATGATAGGCTTTGATCAGACCATCACAATTTACAACAAGCGGTATGACCCAGCCACAAAAACCACGCTGTGGCCCAAAACGACCATCCACGGCGTGAGCTGGGCGGGCTGCCAGCGTGTTATCACCGGCGAGGGATTAACTTCCGCAGATGGGTACAGCGTCAGAATACCGCTTCAAACGCTCCCTGACGGCTTTATGAGGCAGGACGAATACGCAGCCTTACCAGACCCCACAGGGCGCTGGACGGCGCAAAACGGGGACGTGGTGGTGCTTGGCGTGGGGCCTGACGTGGTGGAAGGGATCACGGAGATCACAAAGCGGTTTACTGACTGCTTCACGGTCACGGCCGTACACACCGACAACATGACCCGACTGCTCCCCCACCTCAGACTGGAGGGCAAATGACATGGCAAGACCTAACCTAACGATCACCACGCCGCGAGGCACCGTATTCACAACTACCCTCAAGAGCGGCAAAGTAAAGGCAACACTGGAGTGGAATCCCGGCTTTGGCCGTGAGTACACCGGCAATTTCACGCGGGCGCAGAAGTTTGTAGACAATGAGGTGCTGCGCTTTTGCTCCACCCGTGTGCCGTTTGACACTGGTATGCTGCAAAAGTCCGGCATCCTCGGCACCGAGGTGGGCAGTGGCGAGGTGCGGTACATTGCGCCGTATTCGGCGCGGCAGTATTACAAAACAGCGGACAGCCGCCCCTACGACCCCAACAGGGGCGCGCATTGGTTTGAACGTGGCAAAGCGGTGGAGCGGGAGCGCATCCTGCAAGGCGCATTGCGGCTGGCGGGAGGTGGAAAATGAGCGCAACAACTGTTTTAGAGGCGCTGTTTGACTATTTCAGCAACTGCCCCCTCATGGCAGACGGCCGGTTAAATATCGACTATTTGCCGGAGGACACTGGCAAAGCTGGTGTGGAATACGCCATTGGCACCACCCCAACAGACGATGTAGTGTACCGCTACTCTAACGGAGGGGCGCGTTGCCGCTATCCGTTCACAATCAGCAGCGTAAACGACTATGGGCCGGATGAAGCACAGAATATGCTTAATTCCGGCTTTTATGAGGACTTGGCGGCATGGCTGCACAAGCAAACACGGGCGCGGAATTTGCCACAGTTGCCGCAGGGGTTGGCCCCGCGCGGCATTCGTGCAACCGGCCCCGGCTACCTTTACCAGCCTGACGTCAACGCAGGCAAATACCAGATTCAATGCGAACTGGAATATTACAGAAAAGGAGCGTTATAAGCATGAAACTTTCCGAACTGATGAACGGCCGCACTCCTGATCCGGCGTTTGAGGGCTTCTCTACCGCCGATGACATGGTGCTGGCTATTGATTTTACAGGGACGGCTACCGATCCCAACCAGTACACTGTGGCGCAAGAGGGCATCACGGAGCAGTCTGGCGCGCTTTCCGCGCAGACGCAGGACAGCCAATATTTGCGAACCGGGCAGGTGACGATCAAGACCGGAACCTCCCGCAGCTTCACCCTGAGCGGCGACCGCTACAACGGCGATGAATTTCAGGATGCCATCCTGTCCCATGCCGTCAAGTTTGGCACCGGGCAGGCGGTCATCAAGCCGTATGTGTATTTCAACATGCTCACCGGCAAAGGAGAACGGGGCAAGCTGTCCATTGCGGTGGAGGATGACCTGTCCGGCGCGGCGGGTGAAAACGCCAGCTTTAGCGCCACGCTGACCTCCACGATCAAGCCCACGGAGTACACCTATGCACCCACCCAGCCGTAAAGGAGGAGCGACATGGCACGAAAAGATAACACACCGCGCGGGTACGAGGTTTTGATCGACTTTACCGAGCCGGACGATGGTATGCACATCTACCGTGCCGGTAAAGACAGATACCCGCGCAAAGGGTATAACCCCTCTGACGAGCGGATCGCCTATCTGCAAAGCAGTGACAACTTGCTGTGCAAGCCAGTTATTGCGAAGAAGTGACAACAGCCGGGGGCTGTCATGGCTCCCGGCTAATTTTTTAAGGAGGTCACCATGATCAAAGTAAACAACGTCCAACTGGATTTTGATATAACCTCCCCCTCGGATATTCTGCGCTATAAGCAGGCCGGGGAACGTATGGAGGCCGAGGGCGCCAACCTGACCCTCCCCACTCTTTCCCCCGATGATCCCGCGTTCCTTGATGCCTATGTGGATATGCTCAACGGGCAGCTGCGGCTGTTCGGCAATTTCATTGATGACGTATTCGGGGACGGCGTGGCAGAGCAGCTGCTGGGCAATAACCCCAGCCTCAATAAAGTTGCGGAAATTAACGATGCGCTGGGGGACGCGCTGGAAGTGCAGGGTAAGGAGTTTGGCGTTAAGCTGCAAAAATACAAGCCTAACCGGGCAACACGGCGGGCGCAAAATTGAGAAACAGACTTGTACAGCATGTTCATGTGTGATATATTTAGTTTAATATTACACACGGAGGTTTTGATATGGCGGGTATTGTCGATCTGGCGGGCAAGAAATTTGAGATGTTGACGGTTATTAGCCGAGCAGAAAATACAAAGGCAGGCAAAGCCGCGAGGTTGTGCGAGTGCGATTGCGGCAAGAGTCCCATTGTCGTGGGCGGAAATATAATGAGTGGAAATTCAACAAATTGCGGTTGTGTCCGTCTTAAAAACGCTGAAAAACGCCTGACCACCCACGGTGAATTTGGAACCCGCCTATATGCCGCGTGGGCGAACATGAAAAGAAGAACTACAAACCCCAACAATCATAATTATGCGTATTACGGAGGACGCGGCATATCTGTATGCGCTGATTGGGAAAGTTACGAGGCGTTTCGAGATTGGGCTGTTGTAAACGGGTACCAAGCTGATCTGGAGCTTGATAGGATAGACAACGATGGCAATTATGAGCCATCTAATTGTAGGTGGGTACCCAGAAAAAAGCAAGCCAACAACATGAGGAAAAACCGTGTTATTACTTATAATGGCGAAACTCACAGCCTTTCAGAATGGGCAGAAATCACGGGAATAAAAAGAGCTACGCTTTCCAATCGCATAAACACCTATGGCTGGAGCGTAGAAAGAGCATTGACTGAGAGGTGATACTATCAACATTTTGTTAGAACAAGGACTACCAGAGGAATATGAGGGCATCCCGATTTCAGCAGATTTTAGAAATATGATCAATGTCGATCTGATCCTCAATGACCCGGACATCAACGATGTGGAAAAGACTGCCGCCGCCCTTTATCAGCTGTACCCAGACATACCCCGCGACATTCACAAAGCCGTGGAGGGGCTTGCGTGGTTCTACACGCGCGGGAACGCCCCCGGTGACGGTAAAGACAAGGGCGCGAAGAAAGCCGCTAAAAAAGCCTTTGATTTTGAGCAGGACGCAAACCTGATCTATGCGGCGTTTTATGCCACCTACGGCATAAGCCTCACAACCGTGGACTTTTTACATTGGTGGGAATTCATGGCGCTGTTTGAGGGCCTGCCGGAAACCACGCTCATGCAAAGGGTTATGTACTGGCGCACCGCTGATGTGGCGGGCCTGCCAAAGCACGAAAAGAACCATGTGCTGAAAATGCGCAAACTGTTTGCCCTCAAGGAAGTGGAAAAGCCGGTTATGGATATTGAAGCGCTGAACCAGCAAACCAAAGATCGCGTTGCGCGCCGGTTTGCAGAAGCGCAGGCCGCGCTGGAGAAAGGAGTACAGAATGAAAATCACCATTGAAGCCGAACCCGCCGAGGTTAAAGCACTCATAATGGAGCTGTACCCTGTGCAGGTTTTTGGCGATGAATACATTGAAAGGCTGGAAAAGTGGACGGCCGAACACCCGGAGTTTTTCAACGGGCCAGAAGATCAAACCCCGGATGCTGCGCCTTGATCTTGTCTGTTATTGATGCATAGAGCTTTATGCTTTTTCGTGCTTCTGCTTTCGTGCCCGCTGTTGCGTTTTTCGCGGCACAAATGGCTTCTAATTCTTTGATCTCTTTCATGAAGTGGCCATAAATAAGCAGGATGTCATTTTTTGTAAAACCGTAATCCATTGCATTCACCCCCATTCTGCATTTAATTGTAGCATTTGCGCTCTTTCGATGATACCACGCAGAGGAAAATAAATGCAAGTAACCGCTTGAAATAAGCCGTCCATCGATGCTATACTATAAGTGGATATTTTTACTTATAGATCAGGAGGGGTTAAATGAAAAATAAAAAATGGCTGATTTCAGCAGTTTTGGCGCTAATAATCGTTGCAGCGATAACTCTTTACACAGAGGCTTATTTGGACATGGGGCGCAACGCGGTTATGCTGTTTGTTGCCTTTGCCGGAATTACTTTGGTTTTAAGGTTTTTGCTTGCGTGCTTTGCTGCTATCAAAAGCGCAGCTCCGCAGGTAAAACAGCAGCTCAACGGGGAGGGGGCGTATGCGGCGACTGTGCAGCGCACAACCGAGGCTGATCCCACCCCGAGATGCCCCAAGTGCGGATCGACCTCGATCAGTGCGGACAAAAAGGGGTTTGGTGTTGGAAAGGCCGTCATGGGTGCTGCGGTTGCTGGCCCTGTCGGACTGGTTGCAGGCAACATCGGCGCTAAAAAAGTACGCATCACCTGTTTGAATTGCGGTCATCACTGGGAGGCTGGCAAAGCCTAAATAACACAAACTATAACCGAACCACCATCCAATTGGATGGTGGTTTTTTCACGCCTAAAAAGGAGGTGAGGGCATGGCATATGATGGCACCCTAAAATTTGACACAGCAATGGACACCGCAGGCTTTCAAAAAGGCGCGAGTCAGCTTGGGGACATAGTAAAGGGCCTCGGCGTTTTCAAGATTATTGAAAAGGGGCTTGAGCTGGTTACCAGCTCCATTGATCGCGCAGTTTCCCGGTACGACACTTTGAATAAATTCCCCAAAGTGCTGGAACTGATGGGATTTGGCGCAGACGAGGCCAGCGCCGCCACACAAAAACTGGCAGACGGTGTACAGGGGCTGCCCACTTCCCTTGATGAAGTGGTGTCAACCGCGCAGCGCCTGACGGTTCTCACGGGCAACCTGCAAAACTCTGTGGACACTACGCTGGCGTTGAACAATGCGTTTCTTGCCAGCGGCTCCAGCGCCGCCGATGCCTCCCGCGGGCTTATACAATACACGCAAATGTTATCCAGCGGCAAGGTGGACATGGTGAGCTGGCGCACCTTGCAGGAAACAATGGG